GTCTGCAAGTGTTTCTGTGTTTACTGTTTGACCTCTAGCGTAGTCATTCACTGTAATTGAAGGCTCTTTGATTATGTTTACTGTGTCGCCAAAATTTTCAATTTCTCCAGCGTAATCAGTGTTAGTAATATCTTCTACAACTGATGCACGTCTGAAAAACTTTTGAACCTTCTGACTATAAATTGCTGGAGCCCAATTACCTGAAGGTAAATTTTGGTAGCCAGCTGCTTTTCCCATTGTTGCCATAATGATTGCCTATTGTTTATAGTTGTTATTATTAAGGTTGGACTCTACCTTCTCTAATAGCTTCATCAATTTCGGCTTCAAACTTAGCAAACGTTCTTGGATTCATCTTAGCAATTTCAGCATTAGACCAAATTTTCTTTGTAGGAATTTCTGAATCTACTGCTTTTTTAGTTTTAGATATTGCTTTAGCAGCTTCTTTTTTAAGATCTTTACTTTCTTTTTTACTTAAGTCACTAATGCCTCGATCCATTTTATAAAGATCAATTGCTCTAGCAGCTAATGTAGCATTAGATGTATTTTCATACAGCCAACCTTGAATAGTAGGATCTTGTTTTCCAGCCCATTCATGAAAATCATCTTGTTGACGAAGTTCAGTAAAATCGGGATGAAGTTTTAAAAGTTCTACTTCAGCTTTTTCTTTACTAATTTGTTCTTGTTGAGCTTGAAGACTTTGGTATTTCTCCTCCATCTCTTTTGCTCTAGTATCAGCTTTTGTCATAGCTATGGTTTCAACCATATCATAAACATCAGGATACTCCTTTCTCCAAGCCTCTAATTCAGTCTTAGATTTAGGTGGAACAAATTGTTTAGTAGATGTTTCCAATTGCGTTCTTAAAGTTCTAACCTCATCTTTGTGCTTTGATAAAGTAGAATCATAGTGTTTTTTTAAATCGTCATAACGTTTCTTAAAAACACGATCTTCTGCATTTTCAGGGCGTTCAGTTGAAGGAGTAGCTTTTTCATCGGAGCTTGCAATTTCTTCAGATGTTTCAGTGTCCTCTTGAACGGTTGCTGTTTCTGCTTTCTCTTGATTAAACTTTTCTAATTCACCTTTTGCGAATGCTTCAGTTTCTGCATCATCAACTTCATCTCTTTGTTTTTGATACATTGCTTTGCCTTCAGGCTTTTTAAATAGTTTATCTTTTTTAGTTTCAACTTCTTTCGAAGTATCCACTTCTTTTTCTTTTTCCATTATTTTTTCCTCTTGGGTTGAGTGCCTTATGGATAAGGGTAGCTCTATACTGTTTCCATATTTTGTGGGCTAGTCATTAAACCATTTGGTTCATTTACTTGACTAGGTGGCACATCGTTTGTTTCCATTTGTTGATCCATAGTTGATGTAACTTCCGTAAGAAAGTTATTTACAGCTTCTTGTGGATCTGCAATACCATATTTCTGTGTAGCAAATTTGCTAATAGCAGATAATGGTAATACAACATTAGGTTCCTTAAGTCCTATTTTTTCCATTAAAGGAGAAAATTCTGGAACTATTTTACCTATTGCTGATTTAACAGATGGAGATAAGATAGCACTTAGTGTTGCCCTATCTTCAGCTGTCAAAGTTTTAAATCTTTCTGCAAGAATAATTTCAGTTTCAGTAGCTTCTGGAAATTGTTCTCTTAAAGATGATTCTTTATTAATTGATTGTGAATTTGTATTTTCTTTAGTAACTTGTGGCTCACTAGTTTTTTGTATAGGTGCTTTTAATGCACTCATATCTGGAGCTTTTGGCACATTTGGTTTTTTATTTATCATACCTGTCATTGTTGCACCTGTTTGGTCTATTGCCATTATACTAGTACCTCTTTATTTTTTTTATTTTTAATTAATTTACTAATGCCTAAACTTACTTGCTCTATTAATGTATTATATAGTAATCCTCTTAATGTAAATTTATCTTTTCCTAAAGTATATTTTACATATTGTATTTTATATTTCATTATGTGATGCCAAAATTTTGTAAGTAATTTATTCGTTTTCATTTTTTTAGCAGTTGGTATTGCCCATATCCAGTAACCTTTTAACTCATCTTTATCCCATTTATTAATAGTATAATCCCAATGAATTTTATAATCTTGATTTGAAATTAATCCTTGTCTATTTAATTCTGTGCATATTACACTTCCAGCAGCGTCAGCAAGTCCGCCAACAACACTTTCAGCAACTCCACCAATAACACTACCAGCAACTGCACCTATTGGTCCACCTAGTGTCATACCTATTGCAGCACCTGCTGCCATACCTTTTTTTTCTTTAACTTTTAAAGCACTACCTACACCATAAGCTAAACCTGCAGCTCCTGCTACACTGCCTAATGTACTTGAACCTATAGGTGTTTTAGTAAGTTGTGTTATAGGTGTTATTACATTACTTTGATTTGCAATATTTAATACACTGTCACCTCTTATAGTTCTATATGTATTTAAAGCAAAGTCTGCACCTCTAAATAAATTATTAGTTAGCTGTGCTCTTTTAGCTAATTTTTGTTGATCTTCAATTAGTTTATATGCTTTTGCTAATCCATCATCTTGTCTACTACCTGTTGTAGAAGATATAGACATTACTTTTTGTAACGCTGTTTGATCTGTACTTTCTGGTGTTCTTTCAGGTTCTTGAAATGCTATCTCTTCTCTTCCACTACTTATTGATTTAGTTTCAAACTGACCAGTATCAGGATTAAAATTTGTAGTATATTGACCTGGTGTTTCTCTCATAACCTTTTGAGTTTGAGAAGCAACAGATGTATCTACTACTGATTTATCTGTAGTACCTTCATAAGCTTCTAACTGTGTATTTATTGCAGATAAATTAGAATTTGTATTTGTAGTTGATGCTGCATCTACATATTCATAAGTACCATCTGATTTTTGAATTAATCTTATTGCCATTATAATTTTTGTTTATTGCGTTTCATTGCCTCTTGTAGGTTGAGTATTTGCCGCACTAAAGCCAGTTTCCCCTGGCATTGGTACATTACCTGTTCCGATGTTGCCACCTCCAGCTCCTGATGGATCTGTTGGCGAAGCTCCTGGAGGTACAGGCATAGGTTGTCCCATTTCTTCTTGTCCTCCAGTAGCGGTATTATTGTTTTGATTTCCATTTGCCATCCCCATTATTTGTGCATAGATCGCAGCTTTCTCTGGATCATTGATTAATTGATCTGGATCAATATCTAAAGACTTAGCTATTTCTTTTAAGCATGTGTGCCATCTTACAAATGGTGCTAAAGAAGGATTAGATGCTGTTTGCATAAACGTCATCAATCTTTGAGATCTTACTTCTTTTTGCATTAATGAAGATGTTCCCTGTGCTTTAATTTCCAGATCACCTTTTATTTGTGGAGCTTCATCATTAAACTGCATGTTCCAATGATATAAAGATTCTCCTAGAGGTTTTAGTAAATAGTCGTCAATATTTTTAATTACTGTTTTAATACTTAAAGCTGCAGCTCCCATTAGCATTGACATACCTGCTGCAGTTCTTGTTGTAGATTGTACACCTGTTGCTCCATGAGAGTAAGAAGGTATACCAGTTGATTCATCTGCTAACTGTCTAAATTTATCAAACATCATTAAGTTTTCACTAGCTGTATTTGGAAATTTAACTCCATGTACTGCTTGACCTGTTTGACCACTTTGTCTTCTAAATATTTTACCAGGAAAGACTTTCATATCTTGACCTGGTACTAACATAGTTTCATCAACATCAAATACTAAATTACCAGCTAATGCTAAATTATCAATTGCCATTCTTGCATGACCATTCATAACTTGCTGTGAGTCATCCATATTTTCTGGAATACCTACACCAAAAAACTGATAAGGATTTAATTCATATGGACAAACTAAGTAAGGTAATCTTACTGGTGTAAATGGATTCTCTACCATTCTAATTACATGACCACCACATATCCATAAATTAACATGGATTATATCTGATTCTGATTCATAAATTAAACCAGCTTCATCTGCTTTTTCTTTATCTAACGTTCCCCAATATTCTAATATTTCAAATCTATTTTTATAAATACTTGATACATTCTCTCTATCATACAAAGAAGATTCATATCCTCTAGTTTGATAATTTGGTCCCATTTCTAAACATGCTCTAATTTGTTTTTCTCTAAACATAGGTTTATCAATTAAACCTTCAAGCTGTTGTTTATTATATGAGTGTCTTTGTATTACATATTCACAATCATTTATATTTGTTGCATTTGGATCTGGATAAAAATCCCAACATGATACTGCTTCAATAGAAGGTACTGCTTTTGATTTAGCAACATATACATTTGATTGATTACCCTCTTCATCTTCCATTGTGTCATAGCTATGATATGTTTTAGAATCAGTAAAAGGACCTTTTAAAATTCCTGTACCCATTAAAGACATTTCAAAAAATACATGTCTTAAAATAGTAATAGCTTGACTTTCTTCTAATTGATCATGCAATACTTTTTGCATTTGTTCTGCCGCTATTCTAGCAGGTTCAATTTGTGGTGTGCCTTGTGGTGAAGGTCCTTTATCAAAACCTAGATCTTGATAATCTTGTGCAATTGTTTTTAATAAATCTGTTGCTGTTGCACCAGGCTTTAATGTATTACCATCACCATTAAATCCATACACACTTTGTACAACTTCTTTTATCTGTGGATCATCTGACATTGAATCAGACTCATCAGTAGGTTGTTTATTAGGATTTATATGTGCATAACTATCTATATTTTCTGGAACTGATGTTGGAGTTATTCCTAAAGGAAATTTACCTTGTGAAAATAAAACTTCTATAATTTGACCAAACGAAGCTAGTACCTTAGTT